TACGAACTGTCGGGCGCTATCGAGGCGGGTCGTATCCTTCCGTCGATCTCGGCCCCCGGTCAGGACATCTCGGCTCTGTTCACCCACAAAAAGCGTTACCAGCGTTGGGTGGCGAACTTCGCTGAGGTCGTGAACGCAACCGCTCTGGACCGTGGCGCTCTCCGGCGCAACAAGGGCAGCGCGATTGTTGATCTGAGCAAGAGCGAAATCCCCGCGATGATCCGTGATACGATCACCGCTGAGAACGGTTTGCGTCACCAGATGCTCCAGATGAACTCCAGCATCTACGCTGGCAGCGGTCTGCCGATTGAGGGTCTGCCGACCCTGCTCCCTGGCAACGGCTATGACGGCAGCGCGACCTACGCCATGGGCGCGGTTTCGACTGGCGCTTCGGCCACGACCGGCACCGCGATTGGCGACTACGACATCGAGGGCTACACCCCGCCCACGACCTCGACTGGCGCTGGCACCTTCACTAGTGCGGTCCCGGCCAGCACCGACAAGGAAGTTGCCGTCAATGGCACCAACAAGTACCTCGGCCTGGCCCTGAAGCCCGGTCAGGTGTCGGTTGACTCGGCTCAGTGGGACGCTTGGACCCCGACCCTGGTCAACTCGGCTGCCGCTGGTTGGACCGGCACTGCTCAGGATGAAGACGATGCTATCGAGATCTTCCTCTCGTACCTCATCTTCCGTCTGAGCCGCTTCAGCAACTCGGATCGCATGAAGAAGCCCACGGTCGGTATCCTCGACCGCAACTTCTTTGAGTACCTGGGCCGCAAGAAGGCTGTCCGTGAGACGATCTTCGTGCAGAACACCAATAAGGCGATCAATGTCGCCGAGACTGGCTGGCCGACCGATGTCATCATGCACCAGGGCGTGTCCTGGTTCTGGGATGATCTGATGCCCGCCGACACTGCCTACTCCTTCCCCGGCGCTCAGATGAAGCTCAAGATCCAGCCGCTGTACCGTGGTCTGGAAGACGGCAACCCGCTGAAGGTCAGCGGCGAAGACGCCGGTATCCTTGAGACTGAGATCACCCGCGACCCGAATCGTCGCCAGTGGCTCGCCTCGTGCACCTTCCCCGGCCAGTTGATCTGTGCTCCGCGCTACTTCGGTCGCGCCAGCAAGTACAGCGGTGCGGTCTGAACTAACTGATGCGAAGCCCCTGGTAGGGTGTACCTGCCAGGGGTGGATCATCGCTCTCGTATCCGGCTAGTCCGGTAGAAAGAACATCACATGTCCATCCTCCACGCTCCCATCACTCCCGGCACCGCTTCCGCGAATGCCGCTCACAAGGCTGATCTCGGCAAGGTGGTCTTCGCCAATGGCAAGATCTATGTTGTCGCCAAGCTCACCACGACCCTGGCTGATGCCGGTGGCCGTGGCGTCGTCACTGAGTTTGTCGCTGGCGCTCCGACCTGGAATGTTGACCTCCCGGCCAACGCTCAGGGCTACGCGTTCGGCGTGATCCCCAATGGCCAGACCGGCAGCACGAAGACCTCCAGCCTCATCGCTGACGACTACTTCCTGCTCCAGATCAGCGGCCCGTGCACCATCCTGTCGGGCTGCACCCTGATCGACACGACCGCCGTCCAGGCGGGTCTTGCCGTGAACTCGCTGGGTCTTATCCTCGGATATGCCCAGATCACCAGCGTCACCGTCAGCCTTGCCCAGCAACTGCGGAACACCAGCTACCTCACCCAGACTGCTGTCGTCGCCCTCTCCGGCGATGCGACTGCGGTCCTCTCCGGCCTCATCTGAACTGACGGCTGAAGATTGCGATTACCGGGTAGATCCCGGCGTCAACCACTCGCTCTTTGGGCGGGTGGTTGTTCGTTTGTCGCCGGATCCTGCCGTTGACTCACTGGTGCCACAGATTACAAGCATGCCAGAGGATTTGTATGGAGCGCAGTTCTACGCCGGTTGCCACCATACTTAACAGGCTAGAAGATCCGACGCTGGAACTGCATGAGTCGTATTTCTTGATGTTCGGTGATGATATTCTGGACACTGTGATTGGTCTGGATGTCATAAAACGCAACGCTTGGCTCCTGAATGCCGACCCGCTGCCCGTGGGAATCTACCATGGCGATAGCATATCGGTCGGTTCTGGCCCAAGTCTGGACCAATATATCCCATTCTTGCGTGAAGCACAGGATCGGGTGATGATTGTGGCGGCACATTCAGCAATCCCACGGCTAATTGCCTGTGGTATCACACCGCATGTCATCTGCCCCAAGGAACGCTTGCCAGACCCCGACAAGATCCCGCTGCCGCTGCCATCCAGCGTGGTATATGCTGGCCTTCCGATGGTCCCGCATGCACCAGAAATGTGCAGTCGGCACTATTTGGTCGGTGATGTGGGCAAGGTGAGTCGATGGCTGGGCATCAGCCGTGAGGACATCCCTGTCTCTACGACCTCTGGCACCCTGTCGGCGTGGGTTGCCGCCCGTATGGCTACCGGCACCTGCTGGCTGGTCGGCCACGACCTCGCCCAAGGGCATTATGCAGGATTTGCATTCGCGGAGGAGAACCAATCAGGTTCTGTCATGTGTGCCGATGGCGTGGAGCGGGCGTCAAACCGGGTCTACCGGCAGGCGCTCCATGAATTGGAGGGCATGACCGAGCATCACAGCATCGTCCAGTGTGCGCCTGGTGGTGCCATCATCGCTGGGGCAGAGTCCAAGCCGCTTTCCCCTAGGCTAGGCGACAAGCCCTGCCTCCAGCCGCGTCCAGTTGACCGTACAGCCACGAACGGCACACGCATAGGGCAGATGGGCCAGATTATCCGACAGGCCGTAGAACGGGCAGAGAAGGCCACGGACGCCAATGGGCTGGTCGTTGGCGCTTTGTTCGCCCCAGATGACGCCAATCTGGGTCAGGTGCTGCTCCAAACGGTCTACCTGTCCATCAGCATCCTCCGGCGCACCCTGCCGCTGACCGAGCCGCAGGCGTTCACCATGCTCAGGGACGCCATCCTGAATAGCTTCCGTTCCTTGCAGTATTGGGCAGACCATGGATCTTGAGCAGCGCCTATGGCCTGATTGGACGCCAGCCAAGCGTCTTGCCCATTGCTACGCGCTCCGGTGCATGGGACATCGCTTCCGCAAGTTTGGCTTTGAGCCGTCTGTGAATCTGCTGGATCCAAAGAGCCTGCTGGTCTTCGGGTTGTGCGTCCATGAACCCATGGCGTCAGCCTGTATCCGCCGCGCTATCGCTTGCGATCCCACGCTGAGCGATACTATTGAGTCACCCATATGTCCAGCATAGTCTACCATCGCAAGTCCACTACGCTTCGTGATGCGTTCATTGTGCAGGATGGCACTGGGGCGTTCGTCACTGGGCTTAGTAACGCCAGCTTTACCAAGCGGTTGTCTAAGGATGGAACAGGTAACCAGTCGGTGACGGGCATCACGGTGACTGAGGTTGATGCCGTCAACAATCCCGGCGAGTACGAGGTGGAGGTTGCATCCAGCGCATTCGTGGCCGTAAACGGCACCTATACCCTGCAATGCGTGCGGACGGCATCCCCGCTCGATACATTTGAGCAGATCTACATTGTCAACGACACTGGCGCTGCGGGCAGCACCCCGTCAAGCTTCACTGCTACGGCGTCTGATGGCCGTGTGACGGATGGTGCGGCTCCAATCGCTAGCGCCACGGTCTACATCACGCTCGGATCGACCTTCATCACGCAGACAACTACTGACGCCAGTGGCCTATGGGGACCAGTCTACCTGTCAGACGGCACCTTCACTGTCCGCGCACAGAAGAACGGATATACGCAGTCCTCGGCCACGATCACGGTCAGTGGTGGGACTGTCACCGGCCCCGGCGCTGATATAGCCCTTACCGCTGGCAGCACCACCAACCCCATGTCTGCCGCCCAGTTGTGGGCTTACATCCGTCGCCAGTTTGTTGATTCAGTTGGCAGCAAGGCCGACACGATCATCAAGAGTGTGGCCAATGATGCGCTGGATATGGTGTCCAGTGAGCGTCTATGGCCGCACTTGCTACGCCGGGCGATGCTGAGCCTGCATGGTCCGTACTCCACTGGCACCATCACGATCACCAATGGCAGCGCCAGCGTGGAACTGGTGGGCGGCACATGGCCTTCGTGGGCTGCGAGCGGCAAGCTGTTCGTCCAGAACCAGATCGTTGATGTCTACACGCGCACCGATGACGACACGCTGGCCATGGCTGATGTCTGGGGTGCCACGACCATCAGCGCGGCTAGTTACATCCTGTACCAGAACGAGTACGATCTCCCCGACGATCTCTGGCGCTTCCACAAGAACCTGCCGGGGCAGCGTTGGGGCTGGGGCGCTACGCCTGGCTCGCTGGCTGATGTCATGGAGGCCGAGAACGCAGCGGTCTACTCGCAGCGGTTTGCCGATGTGTTCTGCGTGGCCAATGGCTCATTCATCTGCTGGCCGTACCCGCAGAGCGACGAGATGCTGAACTACACCTACTTTGCCCGCCCGGCGCGGTTGGTCAATGACACTGATATTGCCGACTGGGATCCGGTGCATCTGGAAGTCCTGAAGCGTGCGATGGACTACCAGTTGGCGCGGCAGGTTGGCAAGTCGATGGCTGGAGACGCTGGCACGACAATGCAGGCGTACAAGGAAGCCCTGTCGCGCTTGGCCGTACAGGACAAGTCGGCTACGGATGTTCCGGCTGTTGGCATGAATCTGTCCATTGGCCGTGATTCGCCACGCTGGAAGCGGGTCACCTGATATGGCCTGGAACGGCTATCGGGATGATGAGACGGATGTAGGTGATGGCTGGGAAGCTATCGAGAACTGTTCTCTATACATCCGTGGTGAATGCCGCCGTCGCTTGGGCTTTGGCGCAAAGATCGACTTGGCTGCCATCGGTTGGTCTGCCGCTGAGATGGGTGCGTATGCCGTCATCGCTACGGCGGCTGGGGCAATCAAGTCGGCGCACCAGACCACGGGGACGGTAACATCTCTGGAGACTGGACTGACAGCCACGCAGCGTGCCACCTTTGCGTCAATGAGCGGGCGTCTGTACTACACGAACGGCACGGAAACCAAGGCTATTGACAGCGGAATCTCTACGGCACGCGCTATCGGCATCGTTGCGCCGACCGTTGCCCCAACTGCCACCGGCACTGGATCTGGCAGCGTAGGCACCGGCCTGCACCTGATCCGCTACCGCTACTACGACAGCGTTCGTAACCGCTATAGCAATCCCAGCGATGTTGTCTCCGTGACCACCACGGCTGGGCAGACCATTGATGTTACCTACACTGCCAGTGGTGACGCAAATGTCACCAGCATCATCATTGAGATGACGCCTGTTGGCGCTGAGACATACTACCGTTCCAAGACCATCTCCAACGCTGGATCCACTGCCAATGTCAACATCAGTGACGCCAACCTCATTGTGCAAATAGCTGCTAGTCGGGACGGTGAGTTTGGCCACGACCAGCCACCGGCAACCTACGATATCATCTGCGAGCATCGGCAGCGCCTCTGGTTGTGGGACATTACCACTGGAACCCTGGCGTGGAGCCGCGCCCTGTTCCCTGAGTCGTGGGATCAGACCAACTACGCCCGTGCTATCACGCTGGATGCTGGCGATACGCCAACAGCACTGGCATCGTTCTACACCGATATGTACCTATTCGGTACCCGCAGCATGCGGCGACTCATCTACTCCAGCGACCCTGCCGCAGCCATGGTCAGCGACATTCCCGGTAACTTTGGGTGCTTCAATCCACGGTGTGTGATCAAGATTGACGGTGGCGTGCTGGTCGGCTGGGGCCGTAACGGCATGTGGATGATCGACGCCATGCAGCCCAAGAAGATCAGCCGCCGGGTGGATACCACGCTGGAATCGCTGATGGACGCCTCGGCTACCGCAGCGCAGTTCATCGTCTATGAGCCAGAGCGCCGTGAAGTGCTGTTCTTCTTTCCACTGACCGGCGCAACCTACTGCAAGCGTGCGCTCTGCTGGTCGCTGGACACGCAGGAATGGACGTTGTACTCGTACCGCCAGCCCATCTCGTTTTGCGTTCTGAACACGGCGTACACTGACCGGCAGCGCCTGATGATTGGCGACTCCAATAACTACCTGTGGCGTGTTGGAACTGCCGCCAATGATGGTGGTGGCGCTGGCGTAGTGACGGTTACCAGCGGAAGCACAACCTCTGTCATCAATGGAACGAATACCGCCGTTGTTGGGCAGACGCTCTATGTCCCGTCCACTGGTGAGGAACGCCTGATAACCGTGGCGACGGCCAGCGAGATCACGGTTGGCGTTGCGCTGGCGAACGCGCCGACTGTTGGCATGGAGGTCTATGTCGGCAGTATCCGGCAGCGAATTATGACCGACTGGATCCCCGGCGAGGGAATGAACTTCGCCAAGCGGCCCGACAAGTTTCTTATGGCGATCCGCCCCGATGACGACATGGGCGACGGACAGGTCAACTTCTATCAAGACTTCAGCGCAACGGCTGTACCGGCTACGGCATTTGCCGCTGACGAGTTCCCTGAAGGTGTCTCGGTAGCCGCGAACATCATCTCCATTGACTTTGACGCTGGAGCTACGGACGGTTTTATCCCAGTCCCGACGCCAGGCGACTGGAAGCGTGTGATCCGCGCCGAGGTCATTGCAGATACCCCGCTGGACGGCGTGCGCTTCCTTGACGCCTTGTTCCGCGACAACAACACGAAGCCGTCTGAGGAAACCTAATGCCTATCTCAACGAACGCCCCGTTCAATGAGTTTGGGCAGTCGATGATCCTGCGGGACATTGAGCAGTTATGGCTTGCCCTGAATGGCGCTGGCACGGGCGGTCCCGGCGAAGGGCAGACGCAGGACCAGTCCGTTGGCGTATCGCAGGAAACTGGTGACTCCGCTGGGCTTACAGACCTGAGTGGGCTAGCCACGACTGACTACGTTGACGCTGCGTTGGCATCTATTTTGTCTGGCTTAGCTGGTAGCGTTACTGGAATACCACGCAGAACAGCAATGTCCACAGCGGCTGGATCGGGAACATTTACGCCACCATCTAATACCACATACTATATATGCATAGCAATAGCGGCCGGCGCTGGGTCGTGTTCGTCAAGCACCCCAGATTTCTACGTAGCCGCTTCTTCTGGTGGGTCTGCGTCAACGGCGCATACAGTTTCAGGACCTCGCTGGGGTGGTGGTGGGTCCGCTGTTGTTTCATTGATCGCTGGAGTCCCGGTAAGCTATTCCATTGGCGCAGGCGGTGGTACTTCGGCACTATTTGGTGCAGCCGGTGGGCAAACAACCGTAACTGGTACAGGGGTTTCAATAACAACATATGGTGGCGGTCTGTCACAACCACTAACTGGTGGGTATGGCGGTGCGCCTCCCGTATACTCCGGTGCCAATATTTTATGGGCATATGGGTTTGCCGGGCAACCAGGCATAAATCTTGGGTGGGCTGGCCTATGCATCAATGGATGGAATGTCGGTCGCGGCTCTGGGAGCGCGGCCCTGAACGGCGGTGTTGGATTTGATGGCGGGGTCCTTTTCCTCTATTGACACACTCTATTGATTGCAACCCATAAACACCGCATAGGATACGCATATGGCCGGTCAAGCAACAACCCAGCAGGATTTAGACTACTACATCCGGCTCCAGAACGAGCAGCGTAACCGCATGGGTAGCGGCGGTGGCCCGTCTATGCCGACGGCTGCGCGAAATGCTATGATGGCTAAGCCAGTTGATTATAGCAGCAAGATCAACGAACTGCGGCGTCAGGTGCAGGCTGGTGGCGCTGGTGGCGCTGGTGGCGCTGGTGGCGCTGGTGGCGCTGGTGGCGCTGGTGGATCGCCAGAAGCGCAGGCA